AGCAAGTAGATATTCTTTACAGAGTCCAGAACGGACAATATCTTCAACTCCAAATTCAATAATATCAATCGATGGCATAGACCTCAAGATGGTCATGAAATCGATGATGCCATTTCTTTCATTCGTTTTGATAAGGTCGGTCTGAGTAGCATCACCACAGAACATAATCTTGGAATCTTCACCAACACGGGTGATGATTGAATCTAGTTCATGGAAGTTGAGGTTCTGGAATTCATCAACAATAATAATTGCCTTATCCAGAGTTGTACCACGAATAAAAGAAGTACTCCAGAAACTAATTGTATCCTGAGTTTTGAGATTTGCATAGAGCATCTCAAAGTCAGCATCACTAGGCATCTGGAACATATACTTCACCATATTCTTATATGGAATCTGATAAAGTGATGACTTATCTTCATGGTCTCCAGGAAGGAATCCAATCTCTCTAGTAGCTACTAAAGAACGAACGATGTAAATTTTTTCATAAGGAGTAGTCTCACTAAGAACATCGCAAAGAGCATTGTAAAGTGTAATGAATGTTTTGCCTGTTCCAGCACATCCATAAGCAACTACATTCTGATCTTTTTCATAACTTTCAAATAATGTTTTTTGATTGTCAGTCAAAGGATCAATGTCTCTGAGGAAATCACTATTAATTGGTTTCTTCCTCTTCATCTGCTTAGCAGTTAATCCTACACCAATGGGTTGATCAGACTTCTTTCTTCTTGGCATATACAGTTAAACGGGGCGAACGGTTGAACCTGGAGCTTTAGATGCTTTACGAAGTACATCATTCCAACCTGGATGAGACTTCTTTAATTTGTCATAGACCTCTCCAATCTCACCACTATAAGGTGCGGTGGATGGATCGCTCCAGTCTCTGTCCCATTCAGGATTATCCTTTTTCCACTGATCCCATTCATGAACACTAAGTTTTACTTCTTTTTGTTCACCAGTTGTTTTGTTGATAACAGGATATGTTGCCATAAATCAATTTCAGATATGTACTATTTATTGTTGAGTGTCAAGTCCACTCCATTGCTTCAGCGACAGCAGGAAACTGTTCGATAAAGATCTTCTTAGCACCCAGTGCAATGTCCATGTGCTCCTTCTGTGTGCCGTTGGCCGAGCGCAAATCAATATAATGGATCCATGACCTCACAGAGCCCGTCATGTAAATCCTTGTGGGGCAGGCCAGGGGCAATACAAACCGAGCACACTCCTTTGCAATCGATGCGTCAAGCATCTCTTGGTAGAGTTTCATTCCTTCGTCAAAGTGCTTTTGCATTTTGATCTGGAACTCCTGGCGGACAAACGGATCAATATCATCAATAGAATTCTGACGATTCTTGGTGTCTTGGCGGCGTAGTTCAGGTAGAGGGATCGTCTCCGCAAGTAGGGAAGAATCAGCATACCGTTGTGAAAATTCTTGATATGTGAATGAACGGTGGCGCAGCACTTGGGCCGCAATACCGCGTGTGGTATTGATCTCCAGAGTCATAAATGCTTGCTCAAAGATCGACCAGTGCTGATGCTTCACACAATACTTGAGCAGACCAGAGAACTTCTCATTCTCTTGGTTATTGGGATTAGAAACACGGGCACAGTAGGCCATGTGCTTCTCTGCGTCTGGCGTAACGCTGATAAGTTTAACTTCTTGACTCATAACATTTTCAACAATTTATAATCTTTGTGATGATTTCTATTACCCTTGTATGTTTTATGTAAATTTTGTTTTGATAGATTATTTTCAGAACAAAATTTTGAAAGGTTTTCAACTTCTATTATATCACCACTAGGAGATTTAACCAACCACTTTCTGGAGTTGTCTGGCATTTTAAAAACATTATTCTTAATGGCATCTTCAATATTTTCTTTTATTGTTCCCCATTTTAGATTAGACAAAGAATTATTATCTTTGTCATCATCAAGATGCCTGACTATTTCATATCCCTTTGGATTTGAAATAAATGCCATAGCAAGAAGTTGATGTAGTCCCTTATGCTTTCTTTTTCCTTTTAAATCATACAAGGTAAAAGCATAGTATCCTCTTTTGTTTTTATGCCCGTTAATATATTTTTTAAGTTTAATTGAATAAACTTTTCCATCTGGATATATTTTATATTGAGGATACTCATCAAGTATCCTATAATCCATCTCCATCATCGTCATTGACTAATCTGTATAAATTATTTATACGATTAGTCACACTATCGTCATAGTCGTCATCGTCATCAAATACTTCGTCGTAATCGGTTATGTAGTTTGCAGAAGTTTCTTCTGTCTTGTATGCATCCACATCAGAGAATACTTCACTCTCTAATGCTTCCACAAGAAGTTTGAGATTCCTTACTATTAATTTAAGTTTGTCTCTTTCCATAAAAAATGGGAGGTTACCCTCCCATTCTAACAATATTTGATTAGTAAGTCAATCACTTGTTGTAAGTATGACCACGATAGCAGAAGGTGCCATGGGTTTCCCCTTCACCTTGCTTGCACTCATACTGAACACCACGATAGGATGTCATATGAATTTGTGCGTCGTGAAGTGCAGATGCCTTCTCGATTTGCTTCTTGATCATGTTGAGTGTGTTCATTGTAGGTCTCCTAAAGAAATGAGTTAGTTAAAACCCGTTCCTTCAGTCGTTTGCGTCCCAGTACCAATTACATTCAGGCACAGATTCCTTTACGGTTTCTACCAGCTCTATCACCACTTCTGGTGGTAGTTCTGATTTGTTTTTTGTGATTCTCAGCATAAGAGAATCAGCATCCTGACATGTTATATTTGCATAGAGTAGTAACTCAATCATGGGATGAACGCTCCGTTCCGCGACTTACTTGCGTCCCACAGAAGTGGGATGAACGTAGGTCTATTATAGACCTTGTATACTATATAGTCAAGTAGTTTTGTATAATGTGATACAGTTTATACAAACATCCCTTGATCTTTCATAAAGTTGAGGGTTTCCTTCATACTACCAACATGTCTAAACCCAATATTAATTTGTGGATATTCAGCATCCTTACCAAACTCTGATTCAAATCCTCTTTGAGTAAAGTGTTCATTGAGTTTGTATTCAAGAAACTCACCACCAAGAGACTTCAAAAGAGATGCCATTCTCTCACATTCTTGACTTCCGTTAGAATAGATTACAGCAGTCATTCTTCCTCCTTGTACTCGATTGAGATTTTTCTGGTGACATTACCACGACTATCTTGAATGATATAACTTTTTAATTCACCACCCAATTCTTCTGCAATACGATTAAGTCTCCACCATGGAACACTCTTTTCTCTTTTACCCTCAACCATTTTTGATTGCTTATCATCCCATATGTAGTTATGAAGTTTTCCATCACTACCAATGACTTGATAATCATACTCCATCAGTCTTTACCCATTCATCAATTTTTTCTTGTGTAGGAATAATCCACCTAAAATTTGTGTCTTCTCTAATGAATTCTTCGTTCATTTTTTCAAAAGTTTCAGGTGTAAGTTTTTCCATAATCAATCTCTTTGTCTCCAATCATCAGGTTTATCTTGCTTGAACCAATCCACAATTTCGTCTGCGGAACCAAACCCCGTTCTGTGATTGGATGGGTCGGGGTCACCTAATCCCATCCTATTCATAAAATCATCCATACTGCCTTCTTGCATATCAGGATTCATTGCTATTCGTCTTGCTTTTTTAAGCATTTCACTAGCAGTCGTATTTGCTTTTGCCAACTTGTTGGACCAAATCATGTCCTCAAGTTTTACTTCTTCTCCATTTACAATACATTTGCAGATAAATTCCAATCTTAGCCTGTATTGGGTTGAAAGCATATTATTATTCCGAGAGATAGTGTTCTAGTTGATTAATCCTAGTAAACTCAGAGTATGCTGCTTCTGAGCGAACATGAAGAATATCACGAATGTCATCCATAATAAAAGTTGGATCAATACCATCATCCAGATATTTATCTAATGCTTCTTTTAAATACCTATATCTATGCCATTCTGGTGAGTATGGTTTGTACATGATAATACAATTATTTAATCATATCATAATACTATTTACTAAAGTTGTCAACGCTCAATATAACTGAGTGTATGATTTTGAGCACAAAGTTGTTCAATAATAATATCACAACCAATTTTAGGTTCACAGTCTCCACAGGTAAAAATATCAACTGCTGCTTCACCTTTTTCTGGCCATGTATGAATACTAATATGACTTTCTGCCAATAGAGTTAATACGGTAACTCCTTGAGGTTTAAATTTTTTTGATATAGTTTGAATTATCGTAGCACCACTTATAATAGCAGCACTTTCAATTAAATCAACAAGTAACTTTTCATCATTTAACAATTCAAAAGAGCACTCATAAAGATTCAACAGATAATGTTTTCCCATTATGTCTCCATATCACTTAAAAGATTTTTTACAACTTTTTCATTACCGTCAATTGTTTTAATAGTATAGAGTGAAGATTTCATATATTTTTTAATCTTCTTATATTTCTTAAGGAGTTTTTTAACCTCATCCGCATTTACGGTAATTCCTAGTTCATTTTCATCAAAACCTTGATTCATTTCTTTCTCGTTTTTTCTGGTGGTTTATATCCCCACATCTTGGGATTTACAGATCCATATCCAAAGTCAATTTTTTTGACTGCTCCAGGACCATACTTATCATAGTACATATCAAAAAGATCTACCATTTTTTTACAACGAGTTAGATCAATATATGTTTTACCATCAACAACATACCAAATAAGTCTAGCATCAGTTGGAAATGATTTGTCTTTTGCTTCCTCAATGGTTGTTTTTTCTAAAAGAATTTGACACCCATATGAAGATGGATCATCAGGATTGATTGCTTTAGTTCCCATTTCTTTCTCTATCACATTAACATCTTGGGAAACACTCACGAACGACCTCCCCATTGAATATCAGGGTATGCATCTTTTACATTTTGATGAGTGATTTTATATTTAGCAGCAAGATTTTTATCTTTAATCAATACCAAAATTTCTGCTTCCCTAGGATGTAGTCTTTCAAGTAAGTTAATGAACATCATCTCTCTACGAATTGTAGT